CTGTCCATTGGAGCACCACACATTCGACAAAACTTCGGGTAATCGGGAACAACCTTCCCGAACTTATTCGTTTTCACATTTTCATTCATTTTTCCAACGTCCTTGTTTTGGTTTTATTGTATAGCACAGCTGGCGATTATGCCAATATTGCATAATCGTCGCCACGCTTCACACCTTCGTTTTCAATTTTGGTTTCGACACGTTCGAAATCTTCGTCGATTGAACTTTCGCAAAACATTCGGTCGTTGCTGTTCACCAAAATGTTCAAATCTGCGTCGTCGTCCTTGATTGCACGCAAACACAAATCTTCGGCACGCCCATATGTTGCTGAATGCCTTTTCGAATGTTCCGAGAAATAAAATTCGAAACGTCGGAAGAAATCGGCTGACAATGCGACCGACACGTCGTTCAAATCCAAACGGTCGTTGTATTGTTTGACCACGATTTCAAGGTGCGAGTTATCGTTCGAGAACACGACGGTCAATTTCACACGAACATTGTTGATTTCAAGGAAATCCACCAAACGTGTCACACGTTGTGCTTTTCGGTCAATCCACGATTGGTCAACACGACAAGCGTGATTGCCGTTCACCACGATATTCGCAAATCGTTTCGTGACCAATCCATTGTGCATTGTGCCGAAACATTCGGGTTCGCCAGATAATGCACGACCAACGTCAATGAAATCACCCGTCAAATCATAATCAACATCATTGCCATTCGACGACCATTCACGAATGCGAATTTGTGCTTCGTCGAAATGACGGAACGTTTCGGGTTCTTTTTTGATTGCGTTCGACGCTTCTTCATACGTTGGGAATTTCACCCAACTGCCAAACCGTGGTTCGTGCGAACTATCGGTTGACTTCGGTTTGCGTGAACCAAATTTGCCACCATTCGTTTCAAGGAACGACACGAACGTGTCAATGCCGTCGAAACGTCCACACAACTCACCGTCACGCAATCGCCAACCGTCGTGAATGACAAGTCGTTCGATTGCTGGTTCGCTCAATTCGCCGATTTCATAACCGTCACCGATAATGTGCTTCTTGTTGTCGATAATGTTTTTGTCATCAACAATCGTTTTCATATCGCCACCTTAAACGTCAAGTTCAAATTGATGTTCGTTCGGGGTGTCCGTCGCACGTGTGTCTTTTGCACCACGTTTGAAATTCCAACCACGACCACGGTGTTCTGGTTCGTTGGTCGACGTTGATGACGTTGCCGATTGATGTTCGTCCTTCACGAGTTTCTTCGCCGTGTCGAATGCAAGTTTCACATTGTCACGGACGATTGATATTTTGTCGGTCGGGATTTGTGGTTTGATACAAGCGTCAAATGCCTTTTCCCAATTGCCGTTCGTCAATTCGAGAACGATTGCACCCTTTTGCGTTGCACGTGGTGACACGATTGCACGCATTGAACGTTCTTCAACGAATTTGCGTGTTTTGCGAACAACGTCCAACCAGCATTCGCCATATTTCAATTCGGCGACCATTGCACGTTCAAGTTCTTCGTCAATCTTCCAATCAATGATTGCGAAACGGTCGAGCGTTGCACCGTCCAATTGGTTGCGTCCGACATACGTTCGGTCTGCACCGTTGCCATATGTGTTCGCCGTTGCAATAAAATGAAAATTCTCGTTCATTGTGACCATTCGGTCTGGAAACGCACAAACGCCGTTTGATAACGCCGAGTTCATCACAATCAAAACATTCGAGTTGCCAGCGTCAATTTCGTCCATTACGAACACGCCACCGTGTTCATATGCACGACGAAACATTGTGTCGACATATTCGCCATTAGCGTTCATATAACCGACCAAATCGGATTTCGACGTTTGCGAACCGACGCTCATACAATAGAAATCCAAACCCAACGCTTCGGCGACCTGTTGTGCCGAATGGGTTTTGCCCGTGCCAGCCATACCCGTCATCATCACGTTCAAGCCTGCACCGACCATTGCAATCAAATCGTTCAATTGTTTGTGCTTCAAACCTTTGACTTCGGTTTTGATGTCGCCACGAACGACGACCGTCGGTTGATATTTCTTCAATTCTTCGACCTGTTTGGTCAAATCATCAATCAATGCCTTCGATTTCTCGTTGATTGATTGTTCAACATTTTCGGCGACCTGTTTCAATAACAAATCAAGTCCCGTCAATGATTGGTTCATTTCGTTTTCTCCTTTCGGATTATATTTGTTGATGATTAGATTATATCACGAACGTGCTTATATTGTCAACCCATAAAAAAACGACCCGTGGTGTTGGGTCGTTCCTGTTTAGTGAATTTGCATATTTTTGCGACGTGTTTCAAGTGCCTTTGCGACAACTTCCTTCGAACAAAATCCTTTCGGAACTTTTGCCTGCCCACCGACACGACCACGTTCACGCAATGCTTCGGTCGTTGGTGCGTCCTTTTCGCCTTTGCGAAAATTCCAACCACGACCTTTGCCACTACTCCTTTGTTTTGCCATTCGTGTTCTCCTTCTGTTTATTTCCACGTTCGCCAAGTCCTGCCACAAATGCCATTGCAAGGAATACAATCATTGACGCAAGAACAAGACCCAATAATGCGAATAAAATGCCAATAATTTGCCATATGATTTCGAATACAATCATTTGAACTCCTTTCTTGCGATTATACAATTATTTGGTTTTCGATTTCGATTTGGTCGTTTTCTTTTCGATTTTTTCTTCTTCGATTTGTTTTTCCCATTTGGCGATAATATCGTCGGTGTCGGCGATAATCTTCTTCAAGCGTTTGCGAAATTCCTTGTGTTCGATTTCCTCAATGCGTTGGTATCGTCGATAATTGCCGAGTTCAAACGCACTTATTATGAATTGTAACAACGCACAAATCGTGATGAACAATGATATTGATTGATTTTCGACGACGTTCGCCAACACGGTCAATATCATACCGTTCGTGCAATACCATTTGGCGTTCATTATTGCCTTTTCACTTGGTTTCATTTCGTTTCCTTTCTTGTTGTTTTGTTCCAGTTGTCGAAATCTGACATTCCACGTTTCACGAGTTCATCAACGATTTCATATGCAACATCAATAATCGTGTTCAACGTTCGCAATTTCAAATCTTCGGTCAAGTGAATGATACTTGATGTCGTTTCGTCCGTGTATTGGTTGAAATGTTTGAATATGAACAACTTGGCTTCGGGTTTCAATAATTTGTAGCAACCGACCTGCAACGAGTTCGAATAATGATTGGCGTTCGAGTTTCCCGTCTTGTAATCAACCAACACCAAATCGCCGTTTGGCAATCGGTATTGCAAATCAATCACGCCCGACAAACACAACCAATCGAGTATCACGATACGTGAATATTCTTCGGTCACGGGTTCAACCAACGGTTTGCCACCAAATATCTTCGGCATACAATTCGTTTGGTTGACTTCATCTTCCCATTGTTTGTGCATAAACGTTCCGAACTGCATTGCTTCGGTCGGTTCACGATATTTGCCCACGAGTGCGTCAATCGCACCGTCGTGGTCGCCGTTGAGCCACATATTGACGGTGCTGAATGACAATTTCAATTTCATTATTCGTCCTCGTTTTCGTGTTCTTCGCACAATTCTTCGAGGACTTTTTTGAACTCGCCATAATCGTCCTGACTTCCATTCGTGCGTTTGATGAAATCTGCCAACTTATCACAATCAACCTTGTTGTCGACAATAATGCCTTCCTTGACGGCGAGATGATATGATTTTTCTTTCTTTTCGTCGAGCGATAGCAAATCACAAACAACCTGTGCGACCTTTTCGGCGATTTCTTCTTTCTTCGTGTCGAATTGTTTTTTGGCTTCCTTCGCACCACCTTCAATCGTGCGTTTTGCACTATCGAGCAATTCACGTTCGGTATTTGCGTCAAACGTTTTGATGTCGCCGAACAACGTTCCCATTGTCACGTCTTCGCTTATTTCCATAACCAAACAACCGTGACCAATTCCATATTCGGCGTGAATGTGTTTGATGAAATCCGACAATTCTTTCTTGATTGCTTCACCCTTTTGTTCGATTTTTTTGTCAACCGACATTTTCGTTCCTTTCGTTTCGTTTGTATAACGTGATTATATCACAACGTGCTTATATTGCACAAGATGATTTTCGTTTGCGTCGTTTGATACCGTCGATTTTGTTCAATTCCTTTTGCAACATTTTGGACGCTTCACGATTATCGAGAATTTGCCACACGTTCGGGTCTGGGTAACGGCTGTCACAAACCTTGACGTTGCAACCGAGAATTTTGGCTTCAATCGCACAACGCCCAATCGCATATGCGTCTTGATACATTGATAATTGTTCCAACAATTCGTCACGGCTCATATCGGTCAAGAAACGTGTGCCTGCTGGCACGTATTTGCGAATATCTGGCATTTTCCAACCCCACATATTGCCGACGTAACACGCACGTTTTGTTTTCGCTGGTTTCCAATGCTTCTTGATTTCTTCAACGTCAACCGATAATGGCAAATATATCACCTTGCCGATACCCAATTGTTCAATTTTCTTGCACGTGTCGTGGTTCGAACACACACAAATCAAATCGTCGTATTGTTTCAACCAACCATAATTCTTTTCAATGTCGATATTGGAATGAATGAACACAATCGCACCATTTTCGCATTCGCCCGAATTGATTGTGACCCACGAACGATTTGTTTTGATATTCGGAATGATGTTCTTCACAATTTCCCGTGAATAGTGAAACGCACCATTGTTGCGACCTTGTTTCGATTGTTCAATTTTGCGTTGATACGCTGGTCGAGTGTGGTCGAATATATACGACATTGTGTTGCTCCTTATTTGTTTGTTTGTTCGTCAAGAAAATCTTTCAACTGTTTGCACAATGCAAACGCCAAATTCTTGTCTTTACGTTTGATTATATCGTCAACGCAACTTTTCAAGATTTTGACGGTCGGGTCTTCGAGTGTCACCATTATCGCAACGCCTTGCCACGTTTGCTGATTTTGCCACCCTTGCGACCAATTTCCGAAACACGTTCGGACGACATACTTGCGAACCCTTTGTTCGGGTTCAACTTGCGTCCACCTTTGCGACCGATTTCACGATAGAAATCCGAACCATATTTGCGACGGTTTGTTTCGCTGGCTTTCATTCCACCAAGTTTCGTTCCTGGCATATCATTTGTCCTTTCGTTTGATTATGATTGATTTCTTGCGTTCGTTCATTTTCACACCTGCTGGCAATTCGCCGTTGTTTTCTGCCATAAAACGTTCAACGGCTTTCGCATTGACTGCCAAACGTTCCGTCAACGTCACAAACTCGCCACGAACCGTTTCGGGGTCAACCACCGTGAATTTCGAACCACATTCACGATATTCGATTTTCAACACGTCGCCCGTGATACTCGTGAAATCGTCGTCGAGCGTTTTTGCTTCGTCAACGATTTCCTGTTTCACCTGTTCGACGAATGCGTTGATTTGTTCTTGTATATCAAGCAAACGCACCAAACTGCGTTCGCCTTCGGCTGTTATCGCAAAATGCGTTGCGTCGATACACGTTTTCTTTATTTCGTCGGTGTCGAGTGTGATTTTCATTTGTTCTTCTTTTCCAATAAAACGTCGCCCACAATGTCCCATTCGAGCAACCCACGTTCGTTCGTCGGAACGCCGACGGTGATGACTTCGAAATCTTCCGAAAATGGGTCGTCGTTGTTCCCGATTGGTTTGCTTTCAATGACCTTGAACCAATTGTTGCGAACGTTCGTTTCGTCCTTCAAACGTGCTTCTTCGTCCATATAATACGTGCAACGAACCTTTTCAATGTCTTCGTCGGTTGCTTCGTCGATATATTCCTTCGGCATAATTTCAAGCGTGCGTGCGTTCAAAATGGTCTTGATTTCTTCCCAATCTTTGCGTGCAACGCCACGGTCAATCACGACCTTTTCGCCGTTTGCCCGATACAATATGTAGTCAAATGTTGATTTCATTTCGTTTCCTTTGCTTATTGATAATTTGATATTATCACAACGTGCTTATATCGTCAATCCTGTTTGCAATCGGTCAATGGTTTTTCGATTGGTTCGGTCAAACAATTCAAATCGTATTGTTGCGCCGTCGCACGTTCGACTTCATCACGAACGACAAACATTTGTGCGACAATCCACGCAAGGAACAACACGCCAAATATCGTGCCATAGACTGCCACAATGAATGTCATTTTGTCGGGATTATTCTTCATTTTCTTTCTCCTTCGTCAATTCTTCGAGTGCTTGTTTCAATTTCGGAACGTCCACCTTGAACCGTTTCACGGTGGTCATTACACCACCACCGTGAACGCCACCAATGCAATATGAAAAATCGCCGTCGCCAATATCAATGCCGAAACCATATGGGCATTGATACACGTCGATATAGATTGGCTTATCGTCCATTATCGCCCTTCAAGGTGCTCAAACGATTTTTGATTGCGTCGACATATTCGTCGAATGCGTCCTTTCGCAACCAACGACCCGTGTGGCGAACACATTGTGTCGTGCCGTCTGGGTTTTTGATTACGACCGAACCGTCGGTGCATATATCGGCAATGTTGGCTTCCAATCGTGGTTTGAGTTCGCCCGTGACATTATCGCCGTCATATCGAATGACGACGACATTCACGTCACGTTCGGCGATTTCTGCACGTGTGACAAGATTTTCCATTATTCATCTCCCATATTGATTTCGATTGTGCGATTTTTGCATTTTTCTTCGAAATACTTCTGCAATGGTTTTGGAATGCCTGCGTATATCGTGCGAACTTCTTGCACGGTTGTGGCGTTTTTGATTTTTTCGTCGACTTCGTTGAAATCAATCTTGTCGCCCGATTGTGTCGCCGTCGCCTTTGCACGTGGTTTCGAATTGTCTTCTGTGTTCGTTGTGTCGCTGTCGATACCGTCATCAATATCGAACAAACCACCCAACGCATATTTGCGTGCATAAGAACTTGCCGTTCCCGTGATTTGCGACCCGTCCATTCCTTTCTTGGTTTCTTCTTCACGTGCATATGCCGTGGTTGCAATGAACGGAACGTCGTCGCTTTTTTCCGTGTCAATCAACGTTGCCGTTGCCTTCACATAATAGCGTTCACCGATTGCCACGAGTTCGTCGCTCAACGTCAAAACGGTTTTCGTTTCGTCGAGTATTGGTTTGACGGCTTTCAAAATATCTTCACACGAACGATATTTGTATTTGCCAAAAGAATTGTATTGCGATTTCTCGCATTTCAATTTTTGTTGGATTGTTGCGAGTTTGGTGTATATCGCCATAATTCGTTTCCTTTCTTCTTTATTATTTGTTCGCAAGTTTCTGCCCAATCGTGCGATTGCGTTTCAATTGTTCGCCAATCGTCATTCGGTTGTGGTCATCAACATAATTTCATTCTACATCAACGTGTTTATGTTGTCAATAACAATAACCACGTTTAGAAAATTTGTGGCACGGTGAAATAATCAATCACGTCCTTCACGGTCGTGAATTGTTTCGGCGTTCGCCAACGTCCGTGATAATAGTATTCTTCGACCTTGCATTTCGACACGTCGACTTCGGTCGCACCCGAATACACGTCTTGTTCGTGCGTAATGAACAAACAAATTGCGTCGTATTTGTAATTGTTGCACAAGTTTTCGAACAATCGACGTTGACCTTCCTTCAAAAAACCACGTCGGTGTTTGATTTCGCCGATTATCAACGCTCTGTCACGTCCCATATAAAACAAATCAATGTCGCTCGGTTGACCGTGACCTTCGACTGCCAATCCCGAGAAATCCATATGCAAATCGTGTTCTTTCCAATTGTGTATCATTTTCGCTTGTCCTTCATTTCCTTCAATAATTTGTTCGATTGTTCAATGCGTTCGTGTATCTTCTTCGGCAATACAGAATTTGGGTTCAAGTTCACTGGCACAATAATCATCATCTTCGTGATTGGGTGTGTGAACTTGATATGACCCGTGCCGTTGCGTTGGTCGCCGTCAAAACCTGCGTCCAACAATGCACGAACCAATTCCCGTGAACCTTTCTTCAAAAATCGGTATGTTGATGTTCTCACTTGACCCCTTTCAATTGCGACATCATTTCTTCATAAGTATCAATCAATTCTTCAAACGTCATTCCGATTGCTCCACAATTCGGGCAAACGTCGTCGTAGACTTTGGGGTCTTTCCTGCTGAAGCGTCCAGTATAAAATCGTTTCCCACAATTGTCGCAATAATATTTGGGTCGCTTGGCGTTTTGTTTTGCGAACCAATCATTCTGCCACGGCGTTTTGCCGTTCGGTTCTCCGTGCGTGTGCTTCATATATGCTCCTTGACGTTCAAATTATTTTGCGTTGAAAACGCTTTCATTCCGCTTGTATTCGATTTTAAGTTGCAAGACGTTCATACGTGCAATATTTCCATTCCGTCACGTTTCACGCTTCGCATTGCTGGCGACCAATAACCTTCGCCTTTGATGAACGTGACCAATCGTTCTTCGAACACATTTCCGAGTTCGATTGCTGTTTCGTCACGACCCGTTTTCGGGTTTCGAACAATTCTTTTGCTCTTGATGATGAAATCCTTTTCAATGAACGGCACGGCTTGTTTGCATAATTGCAACCAACCGAGTTTCGTTTCTGAACCGTCTTCATAAAATCGTTTGGTGACGACTTCGGGTCGTTGTTGTTTCGGTTCGGGCAACGCTCCTTGATTTTCTTTTCGCAACGCTTCCTTGAAATATTCGGGTGCGATATTGATGTCGGGTTCTTCTTCGATTTCGATTGCTTTGATTGCCGATAATTTTACACGGTCGCCACCCAACGGTATCAATCTCGAATTGTGATTGCCCGATTGCGTCATTTCGGTAATCACGTCGGCTTGGTGTTCGGTCAACCAATACGTTTTGTTTGACGCCATAACTTTGACCTTCGCAACTTTCATTTCGGTGTTCCTTTCGTTTGATTATTCATACTTGTATTATAAACACGTTGAACGTGCTTGTTCAAGACGGAACATCACAATTCCGAAACCAATCGTTCGAACTCGTCATCATTAGATGCCTTTTGCTCGTATCGTGCCGAACCCCACGCCAGCAACTTCTCGTAATCCCGTTGAAGGTCGGCATAATTTGCAATGTGAATGCCCGAATATTTGTCACGCTTCGCTTCGACCAATAATGCCAACATTTGTTTGACCCACAATTCGCCTTTGTCTTTCGCACGCAACATATTGTAAACGGCACGACGATTTTGTTGGCTGGATTTCAATTCATACCCGAACGCTTCGTGCCACCAACCAAATGCTTCATTTATTTGTTCATTTCCATATGAAGATTTTTGAACAACGCCATTCCCGTCGGCGTTCGCCAATTGTAATACGTTAGTATTACAATTATTTCTTTGATTTATTTCTTTATTATATTGTGCCGTTTTAACCACCGTGGATTTTCCGTTGTGGTTTTTCACCTGTGGTTGACGCTTTTCGTGTAGTTCAACAACAACATCAAACTGCCCACGTTCGTTGCGTTCACGTCGCCACGTGATGAACCCAGCGTCACGCAATTCGTGTATGGTCGCTTGAATACAATCTGTGCTTTCCTTCACAATCGCAACCAATCCAGCAACGCTGAAATCCCAATCGTCGGGTAATGATTGCAACACGCACATCAAACCTTTCGCTTTCAACGACAATTCCTTGTCTTTCAACCACGCATTCGACACGATTGTATATTTGTCGATTTTGTGCAATTTTGCCATAAAAGAAATCCTTCCCGTGATGAGAAGGATTATGTGACCAACCGAAAATCGGTCGTGCAAAACTTTTGAACAATTCCATTATAGTTCATTGCGTTCGACACGTAAACAACCCAACTCATCACAAACCGTGATGTTGATATTGCGTGAACCAAACGCCGATTTTGTGTTCATTAGTTTTTGCCCGACCAATTGGCTTTCGGTTGGCGTTTCGTTCCTTTTCATTATAACATTTTGGCAATATGACATCACCAGAATTTCACGACACGTGTCGGCTTCACCAATGGCTCGAAGGGCAACGCATACCACACACGCACATTGTGAACGAACAACCCAATCGTCGCCGTGCGATATACGAAAAACAAATGGGCAAATCGAAGGGTTTTCCTGATATGCTGGCGTTCCTGCCGAACGGCGTGAACGTGGCAATCGAAATGAAACGTGGCGACAAACGTGCGTATGCAACGCCCGAACAAAAACGTTGGCTGGCGTTCCTTGCGTCACGTGGTTTCAAATGTGCCGTGTGCCACGGAAGTGAAGAAGGGATTGCGTTTGTGCGTGAATGTCTTGAACAATAATGCGAACGTGATTATTATTGGATTATGAACCCGTTGGTTGGTTTGGGTTCACGTTGTCCAATTTCAACCAAAAACGCACAATTAGAGGTTGTGCGTTTTTTGACGTAATGTCGCACAATATTACAATAATCGTTTTCCTGCTCGCACAATGCGTTTTGGATTTCGGAACGATTACACAATCGTGTTCAATCAAAAAACGCCACCACGGGCGTTTTAAGCGTTTTGTATCGCATTTTTGTTTTGGTATAGGAAACGAATATTATTCTTCGATTTTCAAATTGCCGTTTTTGAGTTCAATCATCACGAACTCGGCTTCGTCTTTCAAGTAATCGAATGACTTGTTGTCGATTGCGTGTTCGCTGTCGTAAACGTCACCGAACTTCGTCAATGGCATTGCCCAATCATAATCGAAATCACATTGCAAATCGTCGATATTGATTGCGATTTTTCCACACAACGTCCACGTTTTGCCAAATTGTCTGATTTGATATTGTGCGTCGCCGTCGGCGTAATCGCACGACCAACCAAGCACAATCGCAACATTGCGACCATTATATTGACCGACCTTGCAATGCCACGTGCCGTCATATTTTTGATTGACCATACCAGCAACGGCACGGTCGAATTGTTCCTTCGTCAATTTGATTGTCATCATAATTCCTTTCCGAGTTTGCGACCACATTTCGGGCAAAACTCAATTGGTTGCGTCACGATTTCGTCTTTGTATATGCGAAACAAACCGTCGCCGTCACGCACAATGCACGTCTTGTTGTGGAAACCCCAACCGTCGGCGATTGGCACATATGTTTTGCCTTTCAATCGGATTTCGACCTGAACGAAATCATTTCGAATGCAATGTTTGCACATTTTATTTTTCTCCTTTCGTTTATTCACTAATTTTGTTCTTCGACTTGTTCGGTCAAAGTTATCATTTTTGTCTTTTTGTTGTATGTTCCACGCCAATACGTTTTGAGTTCTTTGTTCGGAAACAATTGCTTCGCAAGTTTCTTTGTTGTTGGCAATTCTTCCAAGATAGTCCTACTTTTGTTATACACGAGTGCAAAGTTCATACCGTGGTTGCTTCTGATTGGGCGTTGCAACTTGAAAATATCTTTCATAATTGTTTGTCTTTCGCAAATAATTCTTTCAACCATTCACAAACAAGAACAATGTCGTCACGAACGTGGTCTTTCTTGCGACCAGTAATCAATGCCAATTGTTCGATTGCAATGCGTTGATGTTCTTCGTGCAAACCGTGACCGTCGCCGAAACGCCCGTCAAGGTTTTCCACAATCGCCATATAAGTTTTCCACAACGCTTCTTGTTTTGGGGTTGGTCTATTCATTGGTTTCATTTGCATACTCCAAACCGTCGCCATTGTCGTCTGCGACCATTATTGTTTTGCCGTTTTCTTTGACATACGCCGTTTCGACATAATCGTCGCCACCCAAATAGTCGTCAATGGTGTCCAATAGCAAACTATAACTTTTGCGAATTTCGTCGTCGTCAAATTTGCCGTTTAGCGTTTGCTCGATTTCAAAATCAAGGTGCGTTTTGATATGGATTGTCACTTTTCGTTTCATTGTTGTTCTCCTTTTGTTGATAACATCATTCGCCGACCCGACGAATGCGTCGAAGTCGGCTTTGATGTTGGCGAATATTTCGTCCATTAGTGGGTTTCCTTATCGCCGATAATATTGTTCAATGTGTCGATAATCCAACGCAATTCGTCAATCTTGCCTTCGTATGCCATACGCATTGCACGTGGGTATTCGTCGGGATTGTTCACGACTTCGGGCAATGCAACGTCACGACGGTGGATTAGATAATCACGCAATTCGACAAGACGTTGAACGTCAACATTCATATTTTTCATTTCGTTTTTCTCCGTTTAAGTTGATATTGATTAGTCTTTCGTGTAAACGATACGATAACCGTTGTATTTGAAATTACGTGCAAGTTGCAAAACCTGCTTCATTTCTTTGGCGAACATTTCGGCACGGTCAAGCGAAACATCACCACACGCACACCAGTTGATACCGACATTGATTGTCGTGTCGCCAAAAATTTCGTTGCCCATATTTACAATTGAACCGAGCGAACTCCAACATTTCGAACCATTTTCGCTGATACGGCGAACTTCTTCGTTCAATGCTTCGAGTTCGTCACGATAATCGTGATAAAATACGGTTTTCATAATAATTCTCCATTTCGTTTTGGTGTGGGTCGGACGAAAACCCGACCCACGATTGATATTGATTAGTGATTTTCGGCAACTATGATTTTGATAAAACCCTTGATTGTTGCTGTTCCAATGAAGCGAACTTCCTTTTCAAGCGTGTCGTCGATAATGCTGTTGTAGATGTCTTCAACCTTTTCGTCGTCGCCCATATCGAGCCAATCCTTCGCTTCTTTGTATTCTTCGGTGTCTTCTTCGTAATCGGCAACCTGATTTTCGTAGCCACCGATTATGTATTCGGTTGCGTTCTTGATTTTACGCAATGTGTGTTCCATTTCATTTTCTCCTGTTGATTGATTTGGCGTGGGTCGAGTTCGTCGCCCGACCCACGTTGATTGATATTAGTGATTGATAAGTGGGTCAAATAGTTCCACACGTTCCCAGCCCATTGACGCACACACATATGCACGATATATATGGCGTTTTTCAATGTCGTTTTCTTCGTCGGCGAATGGTTGCAAGATTACAACGTCACCGACCGATAGGGAATGACCTTTGAAATCGGTTGGGTGATTGATATTGAATTTAATGAACAATTCTTCGAGTGTTTTGATGTCGTCGCCATTGTCGTCAATGTCGTCGCCATAAACACCGTGATATTCGTCAACGTTGATAACCTTCGGGGTTTTCGTGAACGTTTCGAACGTTGGGTTGTTAGGTTGTAAAATGTGATAATACATAATTCGTTTCCTTTCTTGTTATGTATGCCTAGATTGTATCACACCGTGCTTATATTGTCAATATATTTTGGCGATTTTCTTATGCTTATTTTTTGATGTTTTCACGCCCACTTTTCACGGTTTTCTTTTCACGCAAAACGACCAAATGTTTTCACGGTCGGGCAACAAAAAACGGTTCGCCAACTCCCGACGAACCGTGCTAGATATGAATAATCGTGTGAAGAACAATCATCAATCTTGCGATTGCGATTGATATTATTGTCGCACAAAAAACCACTCGTTGCGAGTGGTTTGATGTTGTCGGTTGTAGAAGAATAATAGTATTGGAAACGAATTATGTTCGAACCGACAAGTTGGACGGGTTGTCCGCAACGCATAACAGGGGTATGCGTTAGTTATATATTACTATATTTTGACCAAACTGTCAATTGGAACGGCGCAACGCACAACCTTGCCTTTCGCAAGCACGGCGTTTCCACGGTCGTTGATTTGCATTAGATACGAATTGCCGTCGTTAATGATAGACAAATCAAGTGGTGCGCCAGTTTGAACATCATTCGTGGCTGTTGTCTTGCACTTGTCGCCGACATTGACCTTGCCACTTGGTGTTGGTGCGCTTCCAACTTTCTTGATGTTCTCTGCCCACACACGAGCCGTCACAACGCCATTGCGACCGACAACGACTGAACCGTTGCTGATTTCCATTACGGAATATTGACCAGACACGGCAAGATGTGTGCCGTTCACGTCGATTGGGTTTGTAAACTCGACAATATCACCAACCTTGAATTTGTTTGGGTCGTCGTGATGACTTGGCGTTGGTGGTGTTGGTTGTGGATTATTGTTCCATTGTTTCAAACGGAACGCACCTGCGAATGAAGACTTGGCACAATTGACAATATTAAATGCTGAACCACCTGCTGGATTTGTTGGCGAGCCACCTTGATTTTGTCCGAGAATACGCATATATGAACCGTTCCAACCGTCGAAGAAGCCGATATGGTTTGGACGCATACACACGACATCACCAACACGAAGGTCGTTTGCGTTGTATATCAAATCGAACTTGTCGTATTTGTTTGCGTCACGTTTCAAATCCCAACAACCGATTGCAAGACCGTTGCCAGTCCACAACGTCAAACCCATTTGTTGCCAGAGTAAACTCGCACCGTCCCAGCATTGCCACCCGAAGGCGTTGTCTATATCGAAGCCCCGTCCGAGAACGGCGTTTTTGAACTCGTTATATGACCCGATAGGAACGTGATAGATATTGCCAAGTCCACCTTCCTTTTCAACGTCTTCTTCAAATTCCAAATGCTTGTTGCCGTAATCGTCTGGCATTAGTTCGTTGAGTTCGTTCAAGTTCAAAACAATTTCGTTGTCGTTGTCGATTGCCGACTTCTGAATTGCCAAAATCATATCGTCGGTCAATCCGATATTCGTCGCCCATTTGCGAATGCACTTGGTCAACATTGCGACGCTGGCACTTGCCGTCAACGCCCAAATCACATTGACGCTGATTTGTTCAACGTTGGTTGCGTTGATACCCCAATCGGGCAACTCCACGACCAACAAGTATGCACAAATGGTCATCAATACACCTTCAATGCCATATAGCAAATATTTGACCAACCCGTTTGCCCATTTCTTCCAATCCCATTTCATATTGAATATATTGAGGTTTGTTTGATACCCAATCAACGTGTAAACAAGCACCGTGATTGCGTATATTCCGAACCCGATTAGCGTTTTTGTAATTGCGTCGAGCATAAGATTTCCTTTCGTTGGTTTGGCTTCATTATAGCAAACTGGTCGATTTCGACCACGTTGCACAAAAAACCACCACATTGTGTGGCGATTTTATGATGAACAGTTGTTTTTTCGCTTGGAACGAATTATTGCCGTCACGGGGTATTAGTCCGTTGCTCAATAATCCGTGGTTTCATTGTAGCACGATATTCAAAACGTCGCACATTATTGATTTTGCGACGTTGGCGAGTGATACCGTATTTGCGTTGAGCAACAAATTGCCGATTGCAAAACGGCTCATTGCTATTGGATTTGGTGTGTCGTTTTATTTCTTCCGCATTGGCAATATCGTGTATGGTTCAACTGGCAACCCAGTCATTGTTGTTGCTTCGGCTGGACGTTTGGGCGCAATCCAACAATCAAACGACTTCCGTGATATTACCGAAACAATGCCAGTGGGTTATCGACCATTCAGCCAATCTGGCATTATCAAAATGCACCCAATGGTGACAGGTATGAAAGGTTCTTGCTCGTGGATTGTCGAAACAAACGGTGCAATGCACTACAACGCAAATTTGACGCAAACTGGGCAAGACCGTTTCAACGGCTCGTGGTGTTGGATTACAAAAGACACGTTCCCAACCGACGACATCATTGCGTAATCACACACGCCAACCTTCGACACGGGTGATGTTGGTATATGCGTTATCGACATATATAGTTCCATTAGCCATAATCTGTAATGAACGGACTTTTGTCAAATTCGTTCCAGAAATAGAGTATGTTCCAACCTTGCCATACCAAGCACTTCCAGCAGGAGCGGAGTCACAAATCAACGTGACCGTTTTCCCTTGTGGTTGCCATACTTCAACGCTGTTGTAATACGAGTCGTTGTTTTTGTAAAAGATTTTCAACCTCTTAAAATTGGCTACACTTTCCGAAAGGGTTACGCTAACATTTGAACCCGTTGTGCCACCATCATACAGAACAGTCATCAATGTCGCAAAATCAATATTGTCCGACTTTACACATTGCGAACCAAGCATTGAATTTGTGATTGGCAATTCTGCCAGCCTGTTCCCGTTCGCATATGCGTTGCCATTCACTTCGAGTTGCCCGAGGTTGCCCGTCGGCATTGCGATTTGTGGAATGCCACCAACGCTTGTGCGACCGTCTGCACCAATGAAGAATTGTGGCTGACCTTGACCGACGTGGCGTGTGATTGTCGTTGATGTGATTTTGTCCGTAATATTGAACTCGAAATCCCACTCTTTTTGATTGTCCAACGAAATGACAAATGCCGTTGTTGATACCGAACCGTCTGCTGATGTTGTGCTTGCAACGTTCGTCCAAGAACCCCAAGTTGAACTTGTGCTTTCTTTGTAACGGTAACGAACGCCGTTCGTTGAGTTGACGGCATTTTTCGTAACGCCATTCACTTGAATAAGCGACATTGCGCCAGAAATAGAAACGGTTGTGTTTGCTTCGAAGTTTGATTGGCGTTCGCAACTTGCCACAATTGACGGGCTTGCATACGGCACGAAGTTCACAAGTTTTTGGACGCTTGTTGTGTTGCCACGACTATCACGTGCCGTTACTATAAGCGTCTGGCTTGTTGAAACGTCAAACACGCTTCCTGGTAGCCAATCGACTGTTGAACTCGAACTATATGGTTGAGTGCCAGTTGTGCCTGCGATAGAGAACTCGTATTGCACCATTGTTGCGCCGTTTTGCGCAACTGCCTTATCTGCTGTTGTAATGCGTGCTCGCAACAAACTTGCATTCTGGATTAGATACTGGTTGTTGCCTGTAACGCTTGTGTAAGACGAAACGTCGGCGTATGCAAAATTAGAAAAGATTGGGTCGCTATTCACAACGTGTGCATTATACGCACAAGTTTTCGTGCCGATAAGCGTTGAACCGTTGTATGTTTTGACGCTGATTGTGCTCGAATACACGTTGTCATTCGGAATAAGTGCATACAAGTCATTGGCAATCGTTGACGTGTCAAACGTGCAATTATTCGCAACACCTGTCGCAACTTCGACTGATGTGTTGCCGTAATTGAACGTGACCGTGTGCGTAAACGAGTTCGACTTTCGGTTCATATGAATTGTGATTGTGTCGCCAATATCGAAGTCTGGGCTGTTGGTCGGGTATGTATTGATTGACGGTTGCGAAGCACGTGCAATCGTTGTCAAACCTGTCCAATCGGTCGCCACACCACCACTCGCTGGCGCATAACTTGTGTTCCCACCATCACGTGACCAAGTTGCGTATGCGTAACCAGACAACGTGCCGTCATCATTGTGCGTGACATCAATCGTGCCTTCGGCTGTTACCGTTGAGCCAGCCCAAACGGCTGAACCAGACCACGTGGCAACGTGTCGGTCGTAATTTTCACGATTGTCGTGCCAGTAAATACGCAAGTTGTCATTGCGTCCACTTCCGTTGTCCCACGAAGCACTTGGCGTATATAGCGAAGCACGCACCGTGATGTTCGACGTGTTGTTGCTGGTTGAAGTGCTGTTCTCGTTGAAATATGCCGTCAAAACACAACGACGAACATATGAGTTCGCACCATCAAGGTTGACCGACTTGCTATTGCTTGCCATTTTACGCTCCTTCCTGCTTTACGAATGCCCAACCACTCGGTGTTGATAACGGAATAATTTTCAACGGTGGCATTGCGATTTGTTGTTGAATATCAATCTTCGTGACTTCGGTCGTATCACGGTTGAGCGAGAACACCTTTTGTCGTGAACCCGACACGTTCGAATAGCCTGCGAACTCAATTGGCGTCATCACCGTTTCGTCGCCTTCATACACGCTTGATTTGACACGGACACCTTCTGTATCAACTGCAACTTGCGTGTTCAAAATTTCGCCGTCTGCTTGTCGCCATACGGTTGCCATATCGCCTTGCGAAATCATCAAGTCCGTAATCGAGAAGTCTGTTGCAACGTTATCGCACGTGATTATGACGTCCACATAACCAACGGTTGGCACGAACGTCAAACTTTTCTTTTCCCAATATGCACTCGTTTGGTCTGGTATCAACAAACTGAACGTGTCGTTCGTGTTCGTCAAAATAACACCAGCACTTCCAACGGTGCTTTTCTTTGCGATATACGACAAACAATATGATTGCCCAACGGCAAGGTTTAATCGTTGCGTAAGCGTTCCGTTGAGTATTGAAATTGCGTTGCCCGATACTGCACCTGCTTGCAAACTTTCTGCGCTTGTTTGTGCGCTGAATGCGCCCGAGCCTGCGAATGTCCAGTTCACAAGATTGTTGTCGCTGTCTTTCGAATAACCAACGCTATTCTTGATAAGATTGCCACCACCAGTCGTTTGCACGGAAACGGTCAAGCCAGCGATATTCTGATAAACCTGCGTAAATTGTTCATCAACACGGTCTTCAAATTGGTCTTGGCGTGAAACCATTGATGTGATTTCTTGCTGTTGCCTGTCGGTCTTGATTTCTGTGTTGTAGATTGATTTCTTGATACCACCAACCGTTGTGTAATCGGTCGTGGACATATCTGGTGTTGTGCATTTGATGATTTCTTTGAAACCACCACCGTCAAATGTTAGCGTGTAATCCGTGACAACAATCGTGATTGGTGTGCTTGCGTCTGTTTCTGCAACATACAACGTGTCACCGATTTCATACCAACCGTGACCTTCCGTTTCAAGTTCAACACCGTTAAATTCAATACCGTCCATTGCGTTGAATATTGGCTGAATAAACGTTTCACGGTCGTCATCTGCAATCTCGTTGTTAATAATCTTGAACTCGGTCAAGCCGTTGGTCGCAATTGATTGGTCGTCCGTCAACGCAATATCGTCGTTCTGTGGTTGTCGTGACAAGATAACGCTGTTGATTGGACCATATGGCAACAACATCTTGTATTTCTTCAAATTGGCATATGTCAAACGCTCTGTTGGCGTTGCGAATGGCACGAACTTCAAATTGTTCTCGAAATCAATAATTGCTGTGGTTGCTGTAACGTTGGCAATCTCGTTAATGACATCACGATATGTTTCACGATTGATGAGTGCCCACAAATCGCTTTCAATCATTGCGTCTGCGTTTGGCAAACCAGTCATATCGTCTGTTTCGTTGCACCCGATATTGTATGACGAACTTTCTGCAAGTTGTGCAACCGTCTTTGGGTAACCAGTATGTGGTCCAATTTCCCACAACATTTCTGCCGTTCGCATTGTGTCGAATAGCGTGATTTTGGTCGTGCCTTTCTCGAAGTTCACATCAACGGCTTGTGCGTGGAATACACCAAGCGTGATGTAATCAATTTCACTTGTCGCTGGGTCAACAATTCCAAGTTCAATAGTAAACGTTTCGCCTGCGACACCCGTCACAACGTCCACAAGATTGATTTCGGCTTTCTTCGCACCAGAAAACAACCAAGTGGAATTTGCGTCAATCCTGATTGACTTGATAAGGTCGGCTGATGTCCAAACAATTGGTGTGCCTTCCGTCACAACTTGCGTCACACGCATTTGCACGGTCTTGACTGGTGCTTGTGCGTTTGTTTTGAACCTTGAACTTGCTGTAATCATTGATTATGCCCTTTTTGATACTGGCACGAGTGAAAATGACATTTCGTCAATCAACGCACCTTGTCGCATTTTGAGTTTCGTTGTGAAATCGCTGGCGTAATATTGCGCCGTCTTTACGGTGTTGGTTAGCACGTCATAGAACGTAACGCTGAAATATGGCTGGTTAAGCAAGTTGCCCAACGTGGACGCAAGCGATTGCTCTTGAACCGTTGTCTTCACAACAATCTTCGGGAAGATACCAATCAGCGTTGCACGCACGTCGCCGTTCATATTACGGTCTGCGTCTTTCCACAATTTGTTGTATTGGACTTCATATGAACTGATGTTCGAAATGTTGGTTGAGCCAATTACGAGCAAATTTGAATTGATGTTTGCCATTATGATTTGCCCTTTCCTTTTGCCAATTGTTCTTGAACTTCATTATACCAACGGTTGTAATCGACGACACGTTTCGTAATCATTCCGTTGCCACCTGCCTTGTGATATTTCTCGTATTCGTCTTGAATATCTGCCCAGTTCTTCGGGATTTCCTTGTATAACTCCCAACGCATTTGGTCGTCATTCACCATCATCAATATCGCTTGCTTGGCTTCTGAACGGTTATTTTGACGTTTAATGCCAAGATACGACACGACGGTTGAACCGAATGTCATTGCGCTGATGATGAGTTCTGGTGTGATTATGTTTTCCATATTAGACGACGATTGCGTTCCTTCCCGACAACATTGATTGTCCGTTGATACCTTCAATCACCTTGTCCAAAATTGTTTCTTCGCCAATCTTCACAACGATTTCGGTTGGCTGATTGCTCGAAATCTTCGACGCAAGTTCGTCAATCCAACCCGTGTTGTTTTCAAGTGGCAACACGGCTTCACGACCACTTTCGCCAATGATTGCCGTCGTTGCACCGTCGACGATACCACCTTTTGCAAGTTTCGGAATTGGTGCGAAATAGAAGCCACGACCACCGACACCAGGAACCCAATCTGGGATTTTAATTGTGTTCATACCGTTTAGGAATGCGTTAATGCCGTCAATAATTGCGTTGATTGGTGCTTTGAAGATTGACACCAAACCCGACACGATAGACGCAAATACGTCTTTGACTGATTGCCAAGCACCTTTCCAATTGAGCGTGAACACGTTTTTTAAGAAGTCGATTATGCCGTTGCATATATCAATAAATGCCGACCATTGTTCGCCAAGGAACTGGAAGAACGTTCCAATAATTCCACCAATAAGATTGAACGTCATCACGAATGCTGGTCCGAATATATCAACCATCAATTTGCGAATTGGCGAAATGAATTTGTTATCAATATCGAGTGCAAGTTTGACCAAGCGAGCAACGAACGAAATTGTCTTTTCCAACGCTGGTTGCAACGTGTTTTCCCACACACGCAACAATTCTTCAAGGAATGGTTTGACGATTGGTTCAAGCACTTGCGTGTAGAACTTTTGGAACTCGCCCGTGATGTTGCTGACCCATTCCATAATGCCCGACAAAATGTCTTTGCCGTATTTGTCCCACACGGTTGATAGTGTGTTCATAACGCCGTTCCAGATTGAACTGATAAGGTTCACGGCTGGTTTCAACGTGCCTTCGGTGAACTGCGAGAAGAAATCCGTGAATTGTTGCAAGATTTGTGGCAACCATTCTGCAACGGACGCATACCAATCGGACATTACTTGCGCCATAAGACCACCAAGCGTTTCGTAACCAGGTGCAATACTTTCGCCGATATATGTTCCAAGATTGCCCAAGATGTTGCCCATATCGCCAACGAAATTCAATTGTGCGATTTGTATTTGTGCAAGACTGTCCGTGAATGTCTGTGCAACTTCGTCCCAAACGCCCTTGAAACCGCTTGTAATGGCTTTTAGTGGCATTGAGAATAAGTTGACCAATCCTTCGCCCAACGTGCCCAGACCGTCGAATGCGTGCGCCATAGCACCATCATATTCGTCTGCATATTTGGTGAATGTGTTGCCAATTGCGTCAAGCGTTGTGTCTGCAATCGACTTCAAATTGCCGAATATTGGCTTCCAGTTATTGACAAGAGCCGTGCCAACTTTCTTGAACGAATTGGTTAATGCGTTGAACGCTTTTGTCTTGCTGATAGCGTCAAATGCTGATGTAAATGCGTTTTTGATTTTCTCTGCGATTTCGTCGGCTTTTGATTTGCCCGTGTCCCAATCGCTCCAAATATCTGACCAGTCGATACCCGAGATGTCGCCAAGTCCACTTACGCCACCACCACCTGCGCCACCACCCCCACCACCACCATCTGACGATTGTGGTTCGGTCAACACGTTCATTTCGTCAAAACTTGCGAGCGTTTGTTTCAACGCCTTCGCTTGTTTATTCGCACCACCGAGCGCACCACTTGCGTCATTTGCATTGTCTGCAAGCGAACCTGCGCTGACGCTTGCTGATTGAACATTATCGCTTGTTGCCTTCGCATTGGACTTCTGACCGAATAACGCACGGATTGCGTTGATAGCCATCATCACAACTTTGACGAATGCCACGACGTATGTCGAAACCGTTGAAATCGCATTTGCAACGCCATTGAAGAACCCTGCAATATTGGATTGTCCAATTGCGTTCATAATGTCTGCCAATCCTTGCTGGATTGTCAATTTCAAGTTCGTGATTGACGTGCCAACACCAGTTGTTGCGCTTCGTGCCTGTTCTGAGAACGACGCAAATCCATTCACGCCTTCCTTGTTTAATCGAACGATTGTCGCCATAAAATCGTTCATTGACACTTCGCCGTTGTTCATTGCCGTCTGCAAATCACCACCGAGTGCCGAACTCGTGTAGCCCATTGCTTGTGCAATTTGGTTCATCTGTGGGTTCATTGCTTGCAATAGCGCACGCCATTCCATTGCGTCTGCACGACCTTTGGAATATGCCTGCGACATCTGTTCAAGTGCCGTTGCTTGAATTTCAGTTGACTGACCACCTGCCAAGATTGCGTTGTTCAACGCCACGAACATTGCCGTGGACGCTTTAATGTTGCCATTTGCACCAGCGAAACGCTGGACGCTTCGGGTGGCGTCGCTGAGTGACGTCGGCAAACCTTTCAATTGTTTGTTCAAAATCGAAATAGATTTGTCTGCGTCTTCCGACGAGATTTTAAGGTTCTGCATTACCCGTGGAAAATTGTTCAACGTATCAAGACGTGAAACTGCGTTCCCAATTTCAGCCGACAAAAGGGAGAACGCCTTTGCCAAAACGTTCCCAATCATTGTGCCGAGTGCCGAACCAGCGACGATTGATTTGGTTGAAGCCTTGCTCAAACCGTTTAATGAGTTTGAAACTCCACCAATCGCCTTTTCTGCTTGCGAGCCATCTGCGCTGATTTTGATGTTTACGTTTTTTGACATTAGCATTCTCCCTTCTTGATAAACGCCCGTGTTTCTGCGTCCGTGAACTTTCGCTTCAACGTGGACTTTTGTTGTTCGCTGAATGGGTGCTTCGGGTAAACGGACGACGCATTCTTTCCTTTGAATGCGTCCACTATTGCCAAACGCACGTATGCACCCAATTGCCAATTGGCGACATCAAGCATATTTTGCTTTTCGGTCAATCGGTCATTGTATGCTTCGCAATATTTGGCAAATATGGCTGGCGTAATGTTGCCCCAATAGTATTCGTAATCCAAACCTATTTTGAGAGCGTCAATTTCGCCATAACGCCACGCTTCCGTGAATGTCTTTGCGTTGCGAATATCGTTGTGAAAATCAGACGAGTATTCTAGTTGGTCTTTCCGTCCGTTGGCTTCGGTAAAAAACCACTATCAACAAGTGCGTCAACGAGTTTGGTTGCCAACTGGTCGAAACCGTTTGCCTTGACGTATGCGTCAATCATTTCGTCGGTTGCGTTTGAACAACACTTCACAAGTTCGAAAATGTTGGTCATTGACATCTGTTCGCCAAATGCGTTTAGAACGCTGACACCTGTCTTCTTTTCAAATTTCACAATACTTGAAACGTGTGCATTGAAGATGATTTCTTCTGCCATATTTTCCTTTCAATTCGTTATTAGTTGTGTTGTTTAGGCACTTTCGCCAAATGTGACATCACCAGAAATGCGAAGTTCGCCTTCGTAACCCATAAGACCATCAGTAGTTTGTTCGCCCATTGTTACGTTTGCGAAATAACCCGAGAATGTCATCTTCGAACCGTCTGCATATTCGGCTTCGAATGAACAAGTGGTGCGTGCCTGAACGAGTGCCCAAATGCGCTTGAACGTATCATCACCTGGAACGATATTACCAGCGAATGATACGTTTTCGTGGGTCTGTGCGCCTGCGATAAATTCCTGATTGCCGTTTGGACTGTCGTGGTCGGTAACGTCAATTTCTTCGTTTGCGGTATTGATTGCACCGAGCGAAGTCAAATGTGCAATATATTTCTTCGGGTCTGTGCCAACTGTGTATGAGAGTTTAGCACCCATTGCCCTACGTCCTGCCATAAGAAAATTCCTTTCTTTGTTTAAGAAGTCCGTTTTGTTGGTTTCATTATAGCACAACGGTTATTGTGCGATTGTCGTGCGATACCCGATTGGGTAAACAATATCACAATATAACGCCGTGCCATTTTTCGTTGCGATTGTGTCGAGCGTTGTCGTAACTGCACTTTCTGCCAAACACAAGCCACGAACGTCTGGCAACCAATCGTCCCTGTCCAATCGTGTAATGATTGCGTCTTCGATTTCGCACATTGTGTTGATAACTTCTTCATCTGGGATTGTTTCGTCACCCATATCAAGGTAAATCGAAATCACGAAATTCATCTGATAGTCACGATAGTTTGTTTCTGCTGATATGTTACGTTCGACGCCACTTGGCACAACACGAATGACTGGGTATTGGTCGAATGCGTCCTGACCCGAACCGACAACGGCTTGGATTTCTGTTCCGTTGCTTGTCGGTGGGATTTCTTCCAACGCCGACATCATTGCGTTCTTCACATCAATTGTCATTGACATCACAAAATCTCCTTTATTGCTTTATCGAGTTGTTGTTGCATATCTTTCTCTGCGAAGTGCATTGCACGGGTTGCCGTTTCGGCTTCGAATGGGTGCGCTTTCGTGCCTTTTCGCCTGATTGATTTCTGCACGGCGTATGGGTTCAAACCACGGAATAATGCCCAACCTTGGATTTCTTCGATTTCGACTTTGTGTGGTGGTGTGCCTTTTTCAACGTCGTCGGCATATGGGAGTTTTGGTTCAACCGTGACCGACAATTTGTTGTTGAAACTGAAATGAACCGAGTTCCACAAATGCCCCGTGTAAATGTTGCCGTGGGAACGCAAGGTTTCCTTGAAGTATCGTTGCGTCATTACGGCTGAACGTGTCAACGACGTGTGCATTGCGTTAATAATGCGATTTGGCGCAACACGTATCGCTTGGCGCAATTCTTGGTCGTTTACTTGGATTTTGATGTTCGTTGCCATTCTCAATCTCCAATCGTGGAACAACTTGTTTCGATATGCCCAACAATCGGCACGTCCTTGTAATCTGCAACGCCGTTGACCAATAAGACAAGCCCAGTTGATGTCGTCAATTTGTCACCTTGCTTCACATCTGTGTTTGGCTCGAAGAACACGTTGTAATCTTTGCCAATAATGACGTTCTGGTTTAAGGTGTCACCAACTTGTGCTGGCGTGACGTAACACTTCACGTTGTCGTATTTGTTGACCCACGTTGCTGTTAAGCCTTTCTGTTCGACACGCTCTTTGCGTGCGATTGATGTTGTGTGAACCAGTAATTCCATTACAAACTCCTGACACGATAGAAGTTGAAAATCGCCATATAATCGGTCATTGCCGATTGCGTTCCTGACGTTGCGTTTGCTTGCGCTTGTGACGTGCTTGATGTGTTGCCAAACGATACAGAATAACCACCAACGCTTGCTGACGTAACACCTGCGTTACTGCCGTCCTTGCGATTGTAGTTGTCCATTGCGAGTTGCAACGTCGCTGTCTTCAAGTCTGTTGGAACATCTTGAACACCACTCTTGTATGTCACTTCAATTGCGTCATACCCACGACGACTGATATTCAAATCAAAACCAGCCTTACTGATTACGACACGACCAGTTTGACGATTGACCAACGTTTCCGTTGTCACGTCCTGCCCATAAACCTTGACGCTTGTGACTTCTGTGATGTCGATATGGTGCAAGAATATTGCTGGTGCGTAATCGTGCGTTTCAACGATTTCGTGAATTTCGCCAAAATAACGACCCGTGTAATTTTCAACCCATTTGTTCACGCCATTGATGACATCTTGTGCCTTTGCGTCGTCCATATCAGTAATGCCAGAGTATGACTTCAAATCTTGCAACGTAATGATTGCCATATTTTCCTTTCTTGTTATTGAAGTCCGTTTGCCAAAATTATATCACGCACGAAAAAACGCCCTTGCGAGTATGTGGGCGTTTAATCGTGAATTTTAAGAGAGGTTTAATTGTAGAGAATGATGTTTGTTTGATTTCATTATAACAAAATAAGCCCGATATTTCACGGGCTTATTTCAATCACGATTGGTGATTAGTTGCTGGAAGAAGCCGTTGTGACTTTGATACCAGTCAACTTATAGAATGCGTCACCATATGTTGGCATACCTGCAACACGTGCGAAGATGACGAGAGAAATCACGTCGCTTTCAAGGTCTGTGCCAGTCGTGCCGAAGTTGATACGCATACCTTCACGGTCGCCGATAATGTAGTTCTTGAAATCGCCGAACCAAATTTCGGTTTCGTTGTGACCAGTTCCAAGATTGGTTGGAATTTCTGGGATTTCATATACATTCTTGCCGAGAATGGTTGCTGGTGCATTTTCCGAAACGGCTGGAACGTAGATTGGGCGACCCTGCAAATCGGTCATACCAACGACCTGCTCGATTGCTTCGGTTGGCATTGCCCAAACTGCGTTTGCACGTGATACTGGGTGGACACCATAAAATGCCTTGACCAAATCCTTGTATGCGAGAACGCCAGTTGTGGTGTCTGCGATTGCACCCGTGCGTGGGGTGATTTGGTTGGAGCGGAAACCATATGGCTTGTCCGTGCCGTCACCGTTCACGAATGCGTCATTTTCCTTCTGTGCAAGGGAAACGGCGAAACGGTCGGCGACGAAGTTCTGCAAGTCTGGGTTGACGGCTGTATCAACAAGACTTTCGTGGGTGAACTTGCCGAAACCACCAATCTTGTGTGCAACAAGGGTGATTTTGTTGAAGGTGGATTTGCTCAATGTTGGAGCGACACCCTCACCAACCCAATATGTGGTTGGAATTGCGTTTTCAAGTGGAATGTCCAACTGTGCTGGCATATTCGCAATGACCGTTGCGATTGAACGGATTGGGCTGATATAAACCAACTGTTCACGAATGCGTTCGGACAACTCGACAGGGACAAGATAGCCACCGTTTGCGTCTGTTCCAATGCTTTGACCGTCGTAGGACTTGGCGATTTCGCCCTGTAATTCCTTCAACGCACTTGCGTCACGATTTGCGAGTGCCTTGTAGAATGACGCAACGACACCCTTATCGGTTGCGACTGCTTCTTTCTTTTCGATTGCGATTGTTGCGTCCTTTGCCTTCTGGTCAAGGAACTCTTTCACAATCTGCTTGCGAGTTTTCATATTTGAAATCTCCTATTCGCTTAATGATTGATATTCTTTTTCGAGTTCGGCAACGAATTGTTTTTCGGCTTCCTCGTCTAGTTCTTCATTTTCATCAAACGCACCGTCCTCGTCATTTTGCTCGGACTTAGCGATAGATTTTTCTTTGTCATCTTTGTCGTCGTCTTCATCATCATCTTCTGGTTCGTCGGCGACTGGTTCGTTTGCCATTTCTTCTGGCTCGTCGGTTGGTTCTTCGTCTGGCGTTTCTTCGTCACCATTATCGGTCGAAACCTTCTCGAGAATTTCGTCCAACTTTGGTGTGATTGCTTCGCTTACTGCGACACCAACGGCTTCGGCGATTTTCGCAATTTCTTCGTCGGTCATTGCCTTATCTCCTTTGTTGTTGATACTTGTTGCGTCCGTTTTCTTTGCCGACATTATACCACACAACGATTTTTCAAGATATGACGCTTCGGCTTTGTATGTTTTCAACATAAACTTTGCGTCCTTTTCTTCAATCGAACCGTCGTTCATTGCCAACGCCACGGCACTTGGGTTTGCTGGAATTGGAACAATCGAAAATTCGAGAAGTTCGTTGTCGGCGAGAACGTCGGTTTCGTTGTCGTCATCAAGCGTTTTGAATGTGTGTGGAATGAACCCAACGGACACGGTTCGCAAAATGCCTTGCTTCACCAATTTCCACACGGTGTCTGCGTCATCACTTGTGCCTTCTTCGGCGAATTGGACTTTGCCCAACGTGATGTTTTTGTCGCCGTCTTTATCGGCAACAATTTCGGTCGCACGTCCGACAACATACCCTGGTTTGGACGGGTCGTGACCGAATAACACAATCGGATTTTTCTTGTAGTTTTCCAAATCCCACGATTGTTCAACGATTTCGCCCATTCGGTCTTTCTCGTCGGTTGAAATCACGAACGTTGCCTGACGTTTTTCTTCGTCAATTGATTTGACGGCGTGCGTGAACAATTTTGTTTTTTTGAGCATATATGTTCCTTTCAATAAACGACGTATTCGTTTCAATTTTGTGCGTTGAGTTTTTTGCGTGAACGCTTGGATTTTGTTTTGATTGCCGTGGTTGGCATATCGGTCGTCTTCGCATTCATACGCTTCAACTTTTCTTCCCAAGACAACGGTTCTGTGCCTTTCACGTATCGAACGCCGTCAACGACGACATATTTCTTTTCGCTCATTTGGCATTGCTCCTTCAAGTGCTGGTTTTGATTTGATTATATCACGCAAGAAAAATGGGCGACGTTCGGTGTCGCCCGTGGGTGGGTCAAGGAATGAACTCGACGCTTGTTTTGATGTTTCCGAACAACGCACAATAAACAATCACGTCCGTTGCGTCGTGGAAGTCTTTGACCGAACCATATACAAGCGACACATTCCCCAAATCTGTCAAGTTCACGCCATAACGTTCAATCAACGACCATAATGCTTTGCTGTCAATTTTGCCTTTGATTTCGATTGAAATTGCAACCACAACGACCACACTCCTTTCAATGTGCGTGTAGCAAAAAACGTCCAATCGGGTTGGACGTTTCTGACCTACAAATGGACGCAACTTCTGACGGTGTTGCGAGTTCCGTGTGCTGGGGTGGTGAAACCATTGCACGTCTTTATTATACCGTTTTGAATATGCGTCGGTCAATCCAAAAGAATATGCAACCACCAATGAAATTGGCAACCACGGTTGACCACAACGCACCCATTCCCGATAAGAAATGAACGCACAACGCCAAGATTGGTGTGGACAACTGCCAGCGTATCAAATACAACACGAACTTCTTTTGCATTTTAATCCTTCAAAATTGGCAATAACGTGCAACGACAATTCGGGTGAAGTGACGGCTCGCCGATTGAACGATAATCCAGCGTCATTGAGTGCTCGTGACCATTGCTGTCCAAGAACGTCATTGTGTCGCCTTTATCAAAGAACAATTTGTCGAGTTTCACGGTCACGCCGTCCATCTCGTTACAGAACCCACAAACCTTTTCGTCACCTGCCGTATACCATTCCTTGTATTCGACTTCGCCCGTTTGTTTCCACGCTTGAACGTCGGCATAATTCTCGGTTGTAATGCTTTCCGTGCGTGCAATCATAAACGCACGATATGTGGACGCTGTGCCAAATACGTGCATAATGCGTGCCGTCAATTCTTGCATTGTTTCGTTGTTTCGCATACCTTGCGCCAACGTCGCACGAATTTGTTTCTCGGTTTCTTCGTTGATACCTTTTGCGACCTTCAACGAATTGTTCTTGATGTAGTTTTGGATTGTTTGCGTATATGGGTCAAACTCGCCTTCGACAAGCGCATTGAATGCTCCCTTGCCGATTTCTTCGATAATGATTGCGAATATCTTTTCAAGTTCTTCCGAGAACGAACGATTGTATTCTTCCCAATCAACCATACTGAACGCCCAATCCTTACGCTTCACAAACGACTTGTCCAATTTGTCTGCGTTATCACGCAACCAATCTTTCACGTCTTGTGCTTGTGCGTTGAACATACGGCGTGACGCACGCATAATCATACGTTCGTATTTGATTGCTTTAAGCGAATAATCTTTGACCTTCGCTTCGCCAATTTCGGTTCGGTTTTCAATTGCTTTTGGGTGCGACTTTTCGTCGTTGGCTGGTTCTTCCGTTGGCGTTGGTTCTGTTGCCGTGTCACTTAAATATTCCAAGTCTTCGATTGGAACGTTTGAAATCGGCACATACAACTGGTCACCGTTGCCGTTCTCCAACGCTTCACGACCATACATTTCACGCACTTCGTTGATAGTTAGCCATTTGTTCACGCCTGCTTCGGCTTCACGCAAACGCATTTCGGTGTTTTCTGGGATTGGGTCTTCGAACGACAATTCAAATTCGTCGCCGTAGATTGGACGGAGCAAACGTTTGTTCATAAAATCAACGAACTGTTCCAAACGTGGTTTGATACAACGTTTCGCATATGAATATTCTTGTGCTTCGGCATTCGCACGGTTCACGTCTTCGGTGATACCCAAATTCGAACCCGATACCTTGAACATTGCAAGAATTTCATCACGAGTGAAACGTTTGCTTTCCAAGAAATCCAAATCCTGTGTGGTCATCATAAACGGTGACATCTTCGCACCACCTTCGAGAATGACACGGTTGAATGCGTTGCCAACGCCACGATATTGTTCGTCGAACTGTTGTTTCAATCGTTTGAAACTATCGTCGTTCAATTGGTCTGGAACTTCGACCACGACACCTGGACGAGCACCGTTTTTGAACAACTTGTTGTTCCAACGTTTCATCTGAATATCGGTGTCAATCGTCAACGACGCCTTGCGAACAATCGACATTCCGTTGTAGATGTTTTCTGGGTCTGGGTTGATGTCACGCAAAATGGCGTTGATTGAATACTTTTCGCCATTGAACATCACATAACTTTGTTCCCACGACGTTTCGCCAACGAAGAACTCGCACAAATGGCTTGGTAATGGGAACAATGCACTTGGCAATTTTGTTTTGTCTTCGAGTGCGTTGCCTTTTCGGTCGAGTTTCAAGATGTATGCTTCACCCGTCAAATTCAAATAAGAGTAGTATAAGTTCCACAATTGTTTTGCCGTGATGACGTTGTTCGGGTCGTTCAACAAATCAAGGATTTCGTGCGAATAGACTTCTTCTTGGTCGCCGTCCTTCATATTGTGCATAAGTTTCAAACGAACCGACGCACAATCGTCGGCAATGACTTGGTTCGCCGAATAAACCCAACCAATGTTCGCCATAAGTTGTGCCGACTTGTTTTTGTATTCCGTGACCGTAATGTTGTCACCAACGTCGCCCACGAGCAAATTTGTGATGTCCTGCATTTGGTTCACGCCAGAGAAGAATGACTTGACCCGTGTGAACATATTGTTCTTCATACGAATGCTCCTTCGTGCTGTTATAAGATGAAATTCATTTGTTTTGATTATAGCATTACAATGAACGCACCCGATATTCACGTTCCTTTTCTTCCCACAACGCCAACGCATTCGACCAAAAACTATCGCCGTGACCTTGTGGGCTTTCAATCGCTTGCAAATCGTTGTTCACCTGCAACAATTGGTCGATTTGGCGAATATCATCAATCAACGCACAACGTCCTTCACGAACGACCGTATTCAACGAAACTGCCATTGCGTTGTTTGTTTTGACGTTAAACGACACGGGCTTCATACAACGGTGCAATAATCCTTGTTCGGCAAACCCTTCGAACTCGCCACGGGTGTTGTCATATCGCAAAACATCAATTTTGAAATTGTCGATTGCCCACAACAAATAATCCAATTGTTCCTTATATTCAACGTGGTCGAACCATTTCGACAACAATTGCCGATAGTAATACTTTCCGTCCGTTCCCGTCCAACGTTCGTATATTGCCAAATGTGCTGGGTGTGCCTTCTTGCCAATATCGAAACCAGCAACCACGTCGTGATTGCCTTCGTATTTGGTCGCTTGTGCCAATGATGTGTCGAC